CGACGGAGCGAAGGCCATCATTGCCGACCTCAAAGGCAATCTGGTCAAACGGCTGGATGAGCTGGCGTCCTTCCGCGACAGCCTGTTCGATCCCAAGCCCATTGAGGTCAAGGCTCCCAAGATCCAGGCCGATCCGGAACTGCTGCAGCGCTTGACCAAACCGAAGGCCTCCAAGCCAGCGCAGGACACGACCGGCGCGCAAACCACGCTGATGAAAGCGCAGCTGGACGCCGAGTTCGCGCAGCTCAAGGACGGACTGGCGCGGCAGCAAACTGCGCTGGATGCTGCACTTGAAGACCGTCTGGTTTCGGTGCGCGACTACTACACGCAGAAAACGGCCATCGAGCAGCGCGAGGTCGACGCCGAGATTGCCCGCAAGCAGCAGGAATTGGCCCGCAGTCAGCAAGTCGCCACCACGGGCAAATCGGAAAATGACCGCCTGCGCGCCAAGGCTGAAGTGGCCAAAGCGGAAGCCGACCTCATCACGCTCAACAACCGGCGCACAGACATCGAGCAGGCCAATGCGCGCAAGGCTGCGCAAGCCGAGCGGGAACTGGCTGATGCCTTGGCGCAGGCGCGTGAGGAACTGGCGCAGATCACCGGCACAGCCACAGATGCCGACCGGCAGGCTGCCATTGAGCGCAGCTACCGCGATCTGCGGGCACGACTGGCTCTCGAGGCCGATGCCGACGGCGTGTCGCTCGTTGACCGGCTGATCAACGTGAAGGCCGCGCAGGCCAACCTGGCGGCCTTGGAAGCCCAATGGCGGCAGGTCACCGAGCGTCTGCGCAATGCGCAGGAGGCCATACAGACCCAGCAGCAGGCTGGTCTGCTCACCGAAGCGCAGGCCCGTCAGCAGATCGTGGCCTTGCAACAACAATCAGCCACAGAGATGGAGCGCTTGTTGCCGACCATGCAGCAAGCCGCGCAGGCCATCGGGCCCGATGCGGTGATTCGCGTGCAGGCGTGGCGCAACGAGCTGGATCGCACCAAGCTCACCGTCGATGAAATGGCCCCGCTGTGGAACCGCATCGGTGAGAGCTTCGGCGGCGCGCTCAACGGGATGATCACCGGCGCGCAGACCTGGCGCAGTGCCTTGGCGAGCATCTTCCAGCAGGTGGCCGACGCCTTTCTGCAGCAGATCGTGATCCAGCCGTTCCAGCAGTGGATCGCCATGCAGGCTCGGATGCTGGCGCTCAAGCTCGGCTTCATTCAGCAGGAGCAAACCGTCGATGCGGCGGCCAGCGCCGCCAAGGTCGCCCAAAAGACCACTGAAACCACTGCCGTGGTGTCGATGGATGCAGCCAAGGCGGGAGCCGGGGCGGCGGCGTCGCAGGCTTCCATTCCCTACGTCGGGCCAGCGTTGGCGGTAGCCGCGATGGTAGCCATGGTCGCCGCAGTCATGGCGCTCTTGGGTGGCATCAAGAAGTTCGCGGGTGGCGGCTTGGTATCCGGGCCGGGCAGCGCCACGTCGGACTCGATCCCGGCGCGCCTGTCAGCAGGCGAATACGTCGTGCGGGCGGCCGCCGTGCGCCAGGTCGGTGTGGCTTTCCTCGACTCGCTCAACGGCTTGTCGGCAGGCCCGCGCTTCAAAGGTGGTGAGCTGGCCTTTGCTGCGGGTGGGCTGGTGCCGGAAGTGAAAGTGCCACCCGCGCAGCCGCAGATGAACCAGGCGGTGCGCATCGTCAACGCGGTCGATCCGGGCGTGACGCACAACCACCTGCAGTCGCCTGCCGGAGAGAAAGTCATCGTCAACATCATCGGGCGCAATGCACGGGCCATCCGTGCGGCGCTGCAAGGGTAAATCTCATGGCACTTCTGTTCATCGACGGTTTCGATCACTACGACCCGCAGGCCGTGGACAGCTTTGGCGATCCGTGGCTTGCGCGTGGCAAAGCGGCGTATCTGTCACCGCAGGCCATCCGCATCAATGGCCGTCGCCCGTCCTCCTATGCCCTGCGTTTGCCGGAAGGCTCGGGTGGTGGCTACGTCAAGAACCTCGACGCCACCAAGACCAGCCTGATCGTTGGGGCAGCCATTCGCGTGGTGCCGTACCAGAACACCTATACCGAACCCTTGCTGCTCGGCGTGCGCGATGCCAACTCGCAGGTCGCACATTTGGTGAAGATCGGCGAGGACGGTCGGCTCAAGCTCTACCGCTGGCAATACGGCTATGACCAGCTGATCTCCGTCTCAGTCGCCAGCGCTCCGGCGCGAGGCTGGCACTACATCGAGTTGCAGGTCACACAGGGCACCAGCAACGGCATTCTGTCTGTGCGTATCAACGGCATCCTGGCCATCCAAATGACGGCGCAGAACACCATCCAAGGTGGTGGCCAACTGCTCACGGCATTCGTCGGCGCGGTCCCCGGCCAGACCTGTCCACTCACCATCGATGTCGACGACTTCTACATCGCCGACACCAGCGGCACGATCAACAACACCTTTCTTGGCGACGTGCGCGTCGATGCCTTGCTGGCTCAGGCCGATGGCGGCCTGAACCAGTGGACGGCCAGCCCGGTCGGCACAGCCGCATGGGAAGCGGTGAGCGATGACGATGAGGCCACGGCAATCAGTGCGGCAAGCAGCGGTCTGCGTCAGTCCTTCGATGTCGAGCCGCTGCCGGTGATGGCCACGCCCGCCATCTACGGCGTGCAACTGACCATGCTGGCGCGCAAGACCGACGCCGGTCAGGGCAAGGTCAAAGGCCTCGTGGTCAGTGGTGCGCAGAGCGCCGTCAGCCCCGACATCATTCTGCAGGAGCAACTGGCGTGGCAGAGCACGCTGTTCGAGCGCAACCCGAACGGCAACGTGCAGTGGACGGAGGCCGCGTTCAATGCCGCTGAGTTCGGCGTGGAGTCGGCATGACGGATCGCGTCGTCGTTCAAGACATCGCGGAGGTTTCCAGCAAGCCGACGCCGGGAAGCGAACTGCCCACATTCCAGAGTGAGGTGCTCTCGCGCGCCACCTTTGGGGCGAGCGCAGCCCGCTTCACGCCGGAAACGGCTGTGGCTCCGCTGCCTCCCAATCTGGCGGCCAGTCTGCTGGCGGAATCCTTGGCAGGCCCCTGGCCACCCATCGATACACCGACCTTCTTGGTCGAAGTGCTGCGCCGAGACACGGCCTCGAGCGCCATGGATGCCTTTGGCGACCAGCCTTGGCCGGATGCACAACGCGGCGTGTTTGCCTTCCGCCACGATTGGATGGAGCCCCTCGTTGAACGGCTGGAGTGGCAGACCAGCGTCACGCGGCTAGCCAGCGGCAACGAATCCCGTCAGGCACGCCGACGTGTTCCTCGGCGCTGGCTCACCTACAAGGTGGGCAATGCTCGCCAGACCGATGCGCTGGTGGCCGACTGGCTGGCCGATCATCTCGGTCAAATGGCTCTGTGGCCGCTGCCGCAGTACGCGGTTCACCTGACCGAAGCCTGCGAACGTGGCGCACTGGCGCTCAATGTGACGGAGGCTGACGGGCGACAGTTCGGGCCGATCTCAGCGAATGTGCGCCTGACGTACGACGGGGTACAGGGCTGGCAGGAAATTGAGGGCAATGGCCGCTGGATTTTGATCATCGCCGCCGATGGCTGGCAGATCGCGCAACTCAGCAGTGTGGAAAGCGCCCTGCTGTGGCTGATGGAACCTTTGGCACGCGCCGCAGCCGTGGGCAGCACCGTCATGCCCTTGGTGTGGGGCAAGGCCATCGACCCGGCCGATCTCACGCAGTGGGTGCCGGGCATGGTCGGCGGCAACGTTCCCACACAGATCCAGCCTGCGCCATTGCCTGACCAGGATGTCCTCGATGACCCATGGCTCGACGAGATCCCGATCTGGCCGGATGGCAACTGGCGTGACGATCCGACGGCCACCGTGCAAGCCACGATCACCCGCCAGGACTTTTCGCCTGCAGATCCGTGGGTGCGCCGGGACGATCCGTGGTCGACGACGACTTTGCAGCGGCGCTATTTGGCCAGCTCACTGGATGAAATCGAAATCTGGCGGGCGCGGTTGTGGCGCACCCAAGGCCGTCTGGAAGCGTTCTGGCTGCCCGATGGCTTGGCCCCGATCCTGTGGGTGACCGACGAAGCCGATCCCGAAGATGGCTTCCTGCGCGTGGATGGCAAAGACATCTCCGCGTTCTGGCATCGCCCCGCCGCCTGCTTGATCGTGCATCCGGACGGCTACCGGCAGTACGCCCTGACGGCGACCTGCCATCTGGATCATAGCGGTGTGTTGGTGCTGCGCTCGGGCCTCGACGACTGGGTGCCCGAAGGCAGCCGCGTCATTCGTCTCGTGCGCTGCCGCCTCGATCACGACGCCATCGACTTGTACTGGCACAGCCCGACGTTGCTGGAGATCACCCTGACCGCGCGCCAGTTGCCCGAACCACGCGGCAATGACCGTCAAACCTACGAGGGAGAGTAAGCACGATGAGCCAGAACCCATTGCTGGAAGTCGAGTTATACGCCTTCGCCAGCGAAAGCGCGCAGTTCTATCTGACGCCGCACGAATTCGACGTCGATCTGGACGGCAATCTGTACGCAAGCCTGCCCATCGAACGCAACGAACTGGCGCTGGGAGCTGAAGCTGCGAAGGCTGGGCTGGATCTGAAACTGCCGCCGAACTGTGATTTGGTACGCCATCTGCTCGCCAACTCGCTGACCGGCGACACCACCTCGATCACCCTGCGTATCGGACGACGAGACACGTGGGGCGACTACTGGTGGATCTCAGGTACGCGCTGGATGGGCCGGGTGCTGGGCGTCGAAGTCGCTGACGATGTCGCTCGCGTTCGCTGCGAGTCGGCGCAGGTCAGTCTCAAGCGAATCGGGTTGCGGCGGCTCTACAGCCGCAAGTGTTCCCACGTGCTGTATTCAGCTGCCTGTGGTGCCTCACCCATTTCCGCCAGTGCCCTGGTGAGCAACAGCAATGGCCGCAACGTCGATCTCGACGGTGGCACGCCCGGCAGCGTCAGTGGTGGCTTGGCCGGTGGCTGGCTGCAAACCCCGGAAGGTGCCCGCCACATGATCGTCAATGACTACGGTGGCGGCGTCGAGTTGCTCTATCCGGTAGCCATTGAGGTCGGCACCGAAGTGCTGCTGACGGTCGGTTGCGACCACAGCACGGCCACGTGCGAGTCGCGCTTCGGCAACCTCGACAACTACGGAGGCTTTCCCGCCATCCCAAGCAAGAACCCGTTTTCGACCGGCGTGTTCTGAATCCCTGGAGAAATCGCCATGTGGTACCTCGTCGTCATCGTGGTGGCGGCACTGGTTTCGGTCGCGCTCGCCCCGAAACCGCCCGAACCCAAACCGGCGTCCCTGTCCGACGTCGATGCCCCAACCGCAGAAGAAGGCCGACCGATTCCCGTCGTGTTCGGTACCGTGCTGCTGCGCGGCTCCAACGTCGTCTGGTACGGCGATCTGGAAGCCGATCCGATCAAGAAGAAAGGTGGCAAGAAATGACCACGCAGACCGTCATCACCATCGATCACGTGCGCGCCGTAGGCCTGTGCGTGAACGGCACGCGCACATGGTTTGCGCGTCACGATCTGGACTTCCGCGCCTTTCTGCGGGATGGCTGTGACGCCGACACCCTGCTGGCCACCGGCGATGCAATGGCGCAGCGGGTGGTCGAGCACGCCCGCAATCAGTCCAGCCAGCGGGAGCACGGCTGATGGGTGGCAGCAGCAAATCGCAAACCGTTGGCTACCGCTACCGGATGGGGCTGCATCTAGCCCTGTGCCAAGGGCCGGTCGATGCCGTGCAGGAAATCCAGATGGGCGACCGTACAGCGTGGGGTGATGCCGACCGTGCGCCGCTACCGAACGGGCATGGGCTGACCAGTCTCTCCATCAACAAGCCCACCCTGTTTGGTGGTGACGAGCGTGAAGGCGGCGTTGTGGGCACCATCGATGTGCTGTCGGGCCATGCTGGTCAGGGGCGTAACGACTATCTGATGAGTCGCCTTGGGCCAGCCATTCCGGCATTCCGAGGCGTGCTGTCCTTGGTAGCGCGCAAGATCCTGTTTGCGGCCAACAACCCGTACATCAAGCCTTGGGCTGTGCGGGTGCGTCGCTTCAATGCCGGTTGGCATGACCATGCCTGGATGGGAGATTCCGAAGTCCGCATCTGGGATGAGGACGAAGGACAGGAGATCAGCGTCGGCATGAATCCGGCGCACATCCTGGTTCAGTGCCTCACCGATCCGCACTGGGGCATGGGCTATCCGCAGAGCACCATCGGCTGGAGTTTCTGGAATGCGGCATGGGCTTTGTCGAGTGAGGGCTTCGGCCTCAATTTGATCTGGACGCGCCAGCAGCCCATCGAGAGCTTCATCGGCCAGGTCATCGACCACATCGGCGGCATCCTCTACACCGATCCGGAGCAAGGCACGTTTGAGCTGAAACTGCTGCGCGACGACTACTGGATCGACAGCCTGCCGCAGTTGGGCCCCGACGAAATCGTGCGGCTGGAACGCTTTGAACGCGCCCAGTGGGGCGAGCTGCCCAACGAGCTGACCGTCGTTTACACCGACTGGCAAACGGGCGGTGAAGCCACCGTCACGGTTGAGAACCTGGCCGCCATCCAGTTGCAAGGCGGCGTGATCAATCAGCGCCGCGACTACCCGGGCGTCAATTACGGGCCACTCGCTGCCCGGCTGGCCTTGCGTGACCTGCGCGCCTTGGGTTCGCCCCTGGCCCGGATGAGTCTGACCGTGGCACGCGACACGCTGGAACGTGCGCCGCTGCCGGGCGATGTGTTCCTGCTGAATTGGCCGCGCTTGGGTGTAGAACAGATGGTGGTGCGCGTCACCGGCATCGACACCGGCACCTTGGGCGCGGCCGAGTGGCGCATCGAAGCCATGGAAGATGTGTTCGGGATGAGCAACACCGTGCTGTCGCCCCCGCCACCGCACGTCGATGAGCCGACCATCGAACCTTTGCCGCCCGCCTTGGTGCTGGCCGTCGAGGTGCCGTATTGGGAGCTGGCCCGGCGCTTGTCGCGTGCAGAGCTGGCCTACCTGACCGTCACGGACACCTATCTCGGTGCGCTGGCCGCCGTCGGTGGCTCGGGGCAGCTGAATTGGCAATTGGCAACCGGCGCTTCAGGCGGCGACCTCACTGCCGTGGTGGGCGAAGACTACGCACCACTGCTGACGCTTGATGCAGCCTTGCCCGCCAGCGAGGCCGATGCCATCGGCGTACCGGTGACCGCCATCAGCCAACCAGAGCGGCTGGCCGAGGGAGACTACGCCTATCTGGTGGATGCCAGTGGGGCGATTGCAGAGGCCGTCGCTGTCCTGGCCTTCGATGCTGCCAACGCGACCATCGATCTCGCACGCGGCGTGCTCGACACCACACCCCAAGCACATGCCTTGGGGACTCGGCTGATCGGTGTTGGCGATTGGCTGGCATCCGAAGGTGCGGAGCGGGCCCCGGGCGAGTCGGTGTTCGTGGGCGCGATTCCTCGCACGTCGACTGATCAGGGAGATCCTGTGCTGGCCGCCAACGGGCAGCCGATGGCGCTGACCGGTCGGCAGTCGTTGCCGTATCCACCCGGTCGTATCCGCCTCAATGGCCAGACCGAGCCTGTCGTGGTGGCCGGTGACCTCACCGTCGCGTGGGTCCATCGCGACCGCACGCAGCAGACCGCCTATCTCGTGCGGCAAGACGAGGGCGACATCGGGCCGGAACTAGGTGTGACCTACACGGTGCACATCCGTAATCGCAACAACGTGCTGGTTCGTACTGAGACGGGGCTGCTTGGTTCCGCCTACATCTGGACGGCAGCAGTGGCCGCGCTGGATGCCGGTGCGCTGGGCGACCGCATCACAGTCGAAATCAGTGCCGAGCGCGATGGTTTGAGCAGCTGGCAGCCGCAGGTGCGGGTCATGGATCGCGCAGGCTACGGCCTGCGCTGGGGGCAGTATTGGGGAGGTGTGTGATGGAAGCACGCATTGATGTTCATCTGCTCACCCTGAACGAGCCTGCCGAATGGCGGGAGGACTGCATCGCCAGCCTCGAGGACGCACAGATCCAGTTGCACGTTTTGCCGGGCATTCCGGGCCGCATCGGTGAGGCACGCGCGGCAGGTTATGCGCAAGGCACGCTGCCACTGGTGTCCTTCGTCGATCCCGACGATCTGTACGAAGCCAGTGCCTTCAGGCAACTGGCCGATGCGTTGGACGCCTGCCCGCAAGCCGTGATGGCCTACACCGACGAGGCGCTGACCGACGAAAGCGGCCAGGACCTCGCCGTGCGGCGTCTGGCCTACAGCCGCTGGCAGCACGCGAACAGCGCCAGCCATGTGCACGGCCTGATCGTGATGCGTCGATCTGCCGTAGAAGCCGTGCTCAAGGAAACCACCGACCTCAACAACTTCGCCGACTGGCTGCTGACCCTGCTCGTAGCCAAGCGGGGCGGCGTGCTGTACCTACCCATCGTTGGCAGGCACTGGCGACAGCACCCGCATCAAAGCCACCGCACAGGCGACCCGGACGCTGTCCGGCGAATACGTCAAACCATCGGCCAAGCATCGAATCTCTGGAGATAAACCATGTCATCAACCGACCCAAACCTGGGACTCAATTACGGCTGGACGCTCGGCGAAAGTGGCTGGGACACCGGCATGGACGCCAACCTCAAGCGCCTCGGCGCGGTGGTCGGCCTGTCCGTGAAAGACCGCGACCTGACCACACCACCTGCCAGCCCCGCCAACGGCGACCGCTACATCGTGCCTGCGGCTGCTACGGGCGTGTGGGCAGGCAAAACCAACCAGATCGCCGTGCGCATCGCCGATGCCTGGGAGTACCACGTGCCAAAGATCGGCTGGCTTTGCTTCATTGAGGACGAGGCCAAGCTCTCGGCCTACAAGTCCACTGGATGGAGCGCTGGCCTGGCCATCTGATTTCCCTTCCTCGTACCCACCAGAAACCCGCCCATGTGCTCACGCACTGGGCGGGTTTCGCATTTTTGGAGACTGCTATGACCGAACCCGAACAACAACAGCCCGCGCTCGTCGAGAACATGCTGCTCTTGCGCCGTGAGGACTTCGACGAACTGCTCGACCGCGCCGCTGAACGCGGGGCCGAGCGTGTCCTGACCCACCTTGGCCTGGAAAACGGCCACGCAGCACGAGACATCCGTGAACTGCGCGACCTGCTCGAAGCCTGGCGAGATGCCCGCCGCACGGCTTGGCAGACCGCCGTCAAGGTCATCACCACCGGCATCCTGGCCGCGCTTCTGGTGGGGGCCGCCATCAAGTTGAAACTGATGGGAGGCCCGCAATGATCGAGACACTGCTTGGTGGTCTGCTCGGCGGGGCCTTCCGTCTCGCGCCTGAAATCCTCAAGTGGCTCGACCGCAAGGGAGAGCGTGGCCATGAACTGGCGATGCAGGACAAGGCGCTGGAATTAGAGAAGATTCGCGGTGCGCAGCGAATGGCCGAGATCGGCGCGAGTGCAGAAGCCGCCTGGAACGTCGGTGCCGTCGATGCGCTGCGCGATGCCGTCCGCACCCAAGGCGAAAAGACCGGCGTGCGCTGGGCAGACGCCTTGTCGGTCAGCGTGCGACCGGTGATCACCTACTGGTTCATGGCCCTGTACTGCGCTGCCAAGACGGCGGCATTTGTGGCTGCCGTGACCGCTGGCGCTGGCTGGGGCACGGCCATCCTGCACGCCTGGACGGAAGCGGATCAGGCGCTGTGGGCCGGGGTGTTGA